GTACGGCAGGCTGTCCGGGCTGGTGGTCGTCGGGTAGACGTCCAGCGGGGTCAGCTCACGCACGTACGGACGGCAGATGTTGTCGTAGTCGCGCGACATCAGGTAGACGTTCTCGTTGCCCACGGCCGCCGGGAACTTGTTGGTGTTCGTTCCCTGGTAGGTCGCCGGGGATGTCGCCGGCTGTGTCGACCCGTTCTGGGCGATCAGAGTCGCACCCGTGTCCACAATGGACGTTGTGAGGAGTGGCGTGATGCCGTCGGCCTGGAAGCCCACGTTCGCGTCCACGTACCCCAGCAGGGTCTCTGTTCCCGTCGAAGTCGAGCGGTACACCTTGTACAGGATCGGCTGGAGGCCGTCCAGTCCCGTAGGCGTGGAGAACGACAGTGTCACGGTCGAGGTGGATCCCGATGTGACCTGGGAAACCTCAGCCGATGCGGCGATCTCGCCCTGACGGGCGACAACAGCCGACACCTTGTAGGAGTACGTTGCGGCAGCGAGTGTTCCGCCCGTTGTCGCTGTCGCCGAAGTAACCGCGCCCATCTGGATCGAACGGGTGCTCATGAACGACGACTTGATCAGCGGGATGTCGCGGTAGGTCGGCACGATCAGACCGGCCGCGACCTCGGTGCGGTCCATGAACCGCTGCTGGTTGGTCAGAAGCTGAGCGATCTTCGACACGGCGGTGTTGCTCATGACCAGCTGCCATGTGGAGTCGAAGACGCTCATGGCGGCGTTGGTTTCCACCATGTCGATCAGTTCGTCCAGCTGGGCCAGGGTGAGTGTCGCTCCGGCCTTGTCCTGGGCGTTCTGGTTCCCGCCGCTGTAGGTGTTGATCAGCGAGTCGAGCCCGTCGAACTGAGGGTACGGTCCGAACTGGGTCGAACCCGCGTTGCCCCACAGCAAAGCGGTCTCGATGTCCCAGTACAGGCCACGGATGGAACCCTCGATTTCACGTGCACGAAGGTCGCCGATGACCTGCCGAGTAACCTCCTGGGCGTAGCCGGTAACGGCTCCCACTACCTGAAGGTGCTTGATGGTGAACGAGTTCTGCACGTAGGTCGAGTTCGACACGACGCGCGCGCCACCGTCGACAACGAACCCGCCGTTCGGGTTCACTGTGCGCTGATTGAAGTAGTAGGTATCGCTGTTCCACTTCTGGGACGGAATCGACCGCACCAGAGGGGAGTAGCGGCGCTGGTACTCCAGCAGCATCGGGTCAATGATCTTGGGGATAAGGGCGGACGCGCCGGCGGCGGTCAGCGCCTCCCGAAGCTCAGAAGGCACGGGGGCCTCACTTCCGGTTAGTTGATGGTCGTTCAGGGTGGGGGCATGAAAAAACCGTCCACTAGGGACGGTTGGGTGTGACCATCACTGCCGAAACGGCACCGCGTGCGCGGCGGTCGGATCGAATCCCCCGAAAAAGACGTCACCCCGGCCGTGTGGCCGGGGTGACGGGGTCTCACTGCTGGCGGTAGATCGAGCGGGTGCCCAGCACGGCCTGCTCCAACATCGGCCGCGTGATGCTACGGAACTGCTCTTCCGTCATCTTGTGCGGCGCGATCGGCTGACCGTTCTCGGTCGGCCAGTTCGCCGGGTACTCGTCCCCAGCGGCCCCCAGCGCCGATTCCACCACAGCCGGAGCCACCAGTCCCTTGCGGGACGGGGCGTATCCCGACTCCACCAGTTCCTGAATCATGGCGGTCTTCTGCGCCGCCACCTGCTCCGCGACCAGACGCGACACGCGCTGGTCCTCGGTCTCCGTCACGACCGGGGCGGCGGGGGCCTCCACGACGCTCTCAGTGGCCGCCACGGGCGCGGGAGCGGCCATCTTGGTGACCAGTCCGGCGATGGCGTCGGTGAGCTTGTCGAACTTCGCGGACAGGGCGTCCATGCCGCTCGGTTCGGTCGTCTCGATTGCGGCGGCCGGCTTCTCCGACGCCTGTGCGGTTGGCTCGCTCACTGCGGCCTCCCCTTCTTGATCGTCGGCAACCGGTTCCGGTGCCGCTTCCGTTGTTGTGGTGCTGGTGTCCGTCGCGGCCTGGACCTGTTCGATCAGGTCCTGTTCGGTCACGACGTTCCCGGTGATCGTGACGTCCACGGTTTCCATGGCGTCATCGTCCGGCTTGGACTCGGTGTCGTGGTCGGTGTCTTCCGAGGGGGCTCCGTCCACGTCAATGTCTCCGTCCATATCCGGGTCCATCTTCTCCAGTGCGGCGCACGCGGCCGTCATGGCGGCCATGCCCAACGCGTCCAGGTCGTGGGGGTCGACGCAGTAGCTCGACACGCGAACGCACACCATGCCGTTGTCCAAGCACACCTCGAAGCTTCCCGAGCCGGAGCCCGAGTCGCCATAGATGTTCTCCTGAACCGACTCCGTCAGCTGTGTGCGGTCGATCAGCCACGACTCATCCGTGACGTCAACCCCGAATTTCTTCAGGGCGGCCCTAATGCGGCCCTTGATGCGCTTGAGCTGCGCGGAGGTGTAGTTCTTGGCCTGCTTCGCCTGGTTGATGTATCCCCAGGCGGCTTTCGCGCGCTGCTTGGTGTCGATCGGGTAGCGCTTGGCCTTGTCGTCCTGGTATCCCGGGTCCGCGTACGAACCGGCCGGGGCCTTGGTAGGTGCCGTGGCTGGCTTCCCGGACTTCAAGGCGGGCGCGCCCTTTTCCTCCACCGTCTCGGTTTCTACCGTGTCGGTCTCCACGTGTCCCTCCGTAATGGATTCGTAGATCAGGACACGGTCGTCGCTTTCCCGGGTCCGGGATCCAGCCGCCTGGTATCCGGTGATCTCCGCACCGGGCACGCCGGGGGTTCCGGTGTAGTCCAGGCCGTAGATGTGGAGGCTTTCGCCTTTCTCCACGGGCATTCCGTCGTGCATGACGGTCTGCACCTTCCCGGACCACGCGCCCCGGATGGACACCCCTTTCAGGAAGGGGTCCACCTCATCGGGGTCGCCGGGCTTCTTAGGCCGCACCAGACTGTCAATGGTGCGCGCGTGGGGGGTGTCCGCGATGTCGGCGGTGAACGCGGCTTCCCCGTCGCTGTTCAGTGTCAGGGATGTCAGTCGGCCGACGATGCGTGTCGAGTCGTCCTCGGCTGCGTGGTGGGTGCGTTGGGAGAACAGATCCGCTGTCTGGTCGTCCAGTCGCCGGAATCCGGCGTCCCCCGCGTTGATCCGGTCTTGGGCTTCCGCCACGGCCCGCGCGATCATGTCCCGTGTGTACAGTCGGCCGTTGCGGCTGACTCCGGGGCGTAGCGCGATGCCGTTGACGGTCGCGATGCGTCGGGCCACGGCATCCTCCGATCAGATGAACGAGATGGTCACGGCAGGGTTGGCTGCGTTGCCCTGGACCGTGATGCCGTTGGCGGCCGGCATGTCGAAGCTGGCGACGGTGCCGACGGTCGGGGATGCGGCGAACGCGCCGATGACAGTTCCGGTGTGGCCGCTAGCGTTGTCCCAGATGGACATCGGGTTGGTGCCGGTGGTGGTCACCAGGACCTTGCACAGGCGGCCTGGGGTTGCCTTCACGACGGTGTCCGCCGATGTTCCGGCCGCGATGGCGACCGTGGTCACTCCACCGGACGTGGTGACGGTCGCGCCCTGGCGGGACTGTGTCCGCTCGTAGGCGGTGCCGTTCCATGTCTGGTTGGACACGTTCAGGCTGGTGAATGTGGCCGATCCGTCACCGGTCGCGGCGGACGCGACGGGAACACCGTTGTCGTCGTACAGGGTTCCAATGACATTCTTTGCCATGAGGGAGTCTCACTTCCTGACGCGCTGGCCGCGTGCCAGCGTTGGCGTACTGGACTGCTGCGCCCGTCCCACAAGGCGAATGATCGCAATTTTGATCTCGGGGACTTCGAGCGCTTCGAGCAATGCGGCCACGAACGCGTCCGCTTCCACATGGGGGTTTGCCGGGTGCCCGGCGACGTGGTTCACGAGTAGATCACCGTCACCCCGGCTGATCCGCTGGCCCCGACGGCGGTGATGCCGTTGACGGCCGGGACATCCAACGGGTAGCGAGTGCCGGTGGTCGCCCCGGACGGCACAACGGCGATCACGGTGCCGGAGTTGGTGGTGGCGTTGTCGTAGAAGGTGAGCACGCCTGTGCTGTTCGCCCCGGTGACCACGACGGCGGCCAGGCGGCCCGCGCTGCCCTTGACCACGGTGGTTCCGGCACCAGCGGCCACCACGGCTGTTTTCGATCCGTCCACGGGATAGCCGTTGGCGTCAACCAGGGTGATGACAGGATTGAAGGTCACGACGTGGCCCCTTCCGGAAGGTACGGCGTGAAGTCCAACGCCTGAAGTGGTTGTGTAGCAACGAGAGTGCACCGACAGAACGGGTGGATGCTCGGTGCCGGGGCTTCCACCAGCGCGTACGGGTTGTGCCGCTCGAACGTGTCGCAGATGGGGCACACCCGCGTGTCGCCCGCCGTGAAAAAGTCCACCTGTCGCACGCCTTCCCGCGCGTACAGGGCCAGTGCCCCGCGCGAGAAGCTTTGCCCCATGGCCATGTCGACCAGGGTGGTGATGGAGCGAACTTCCTTGTCCGTCAACAGTTCTTGCACTGCGGCTACCATGTCGCCGTAGTTGGCTCCCTGTTCGGCCAGTCGGGACAGGAGCCGACCTACGTCGGTAGCCGCGCCGTCCAGGATCCGAGCCATCCACGTTTTAGCGTCGCCGATGTAGTCGCCCAAGCTGGCCAGCGCGTCCCACGCGTCCCGGAAAGCGATGTCGAAGTCAATGCCCACAACGTGAACCTGTTGTGCGGCAAGGGCAATCGCGCCGGCTTCTCCTTCGGCCATGCCGTCTTTCAACGCGTCGGCAATGGCCTGGACCACTTCGGCGTAGTCCGCGTCGTGGGGATTGTCGGCCAGCTGATGGAGAAGCCATGTGGCTTGGGCCATGGCGCGGGCGGCACGGTCCTTCTTGTCCTCGCTGGCTTCCCGGAGGCCGGCCGACAGTCGGAACCGGCTGACGGCCGAGCTCACCGGGAGCTTGCGGGCCAGCGGCCGCCATTTGTCTGTGACGGCCGTGATGTGTTTGGCATACAGCACTTCCCGCCGGTCGTACACCTTGGCCCAGGTGCCTTCGAGGCTCCCGAGCTTCAGGGTCACTTCGAACACGTCGGTGCCGGCGGTAGGCTCACATCCCATGGCGACAGCGACGCGGCAGGCTTCCCGCACGCGAGGGGTCATGGGGCCGCCGCTGGCGGCCCATCCGTGGGCGAAGGTCTCACGCAACGCGGCGGCAAGGCCGTCCATGAGACCCCCTCAGAACGCCCCTACCAGAGGGATGAACCCTGTTGATGTGCCGACGGTGGCCGGGTTGAACGACGCTGGCAACGCGGACTGTCCATTCAGGTAGAACGCTCGTTTGTTGCCGCCGTTCGACACCCCCAGTGCCAGCCATGGCGCGTTGGTGTCGCTGGCCCCGGCCGCGTACGGCACGGAAACCCCGGTGAACCCTCCCAGGATGTACAGGATGTACACGAACCGGCCGGCGGCCTGAGCGGCAACCGTGGTGATGGAACGGGAAGCCCACCCGGCGGTAGCCCACAGAGTGTTGTCATCGGCGGTGACCTGGAGTTGGGTTCCGGTGTCGTCGTAGATGCCGAACTGGTTGGGCACGGCGGATGACGCGTACGTGCCGCCGGTCCTGATGGCGGCCGTCAGCGTCGACAGCGCGGTGTTCGCCGGTACCCAGCATCGAGCCCCGAACACGGTCGCGTTGGTCAGCGAACTGGGGTTCTGGAAGAACGCCGGTTCGTCAGACGCGACGAGCAATCCGTATCCGGACAGCGGAAACACGGTGCCCGCGCCTCCGGCGGCGGCCCACTTGACGCCGGTTGTCTGCGTGGAGTCGGCGGTGAGG